GTCAAGGGCATATCCACCTACTATAACGAAGACGGTAAGCCCACCGGACAGTGGGTCAAATCAGCGACGGACGAAGAGCGCAGAGCAGAAGCCCTCCTTGAAGCGGTAGAAAATGCCGCCACGGCATTGCCTAAGTTCAAACCAGCCAAGTCCCCAAAACAAATCGACGAGAACCTAGCCTCCCTCCTTACTATCACCGATTTCCACCTTGGGATGAAGGCTTGGAAGGACAGCGACGGTGAGGACTGGGACTTAAAGATAGCTCGTAACGTGTTTTTAAACTCTATTAATGACATGTTAAATGCAAGTCCGAAGTCAGGGACAGGAATCCTCAACCAGCTTGGGGACTTTCTCCACTGGGACGGACTTGTTCAGGTTACGCCCACAGCCGGACACCACCTTACCGGGGACGACCGTTACTCAAAACTTGTTGAGCTTAGTATCAGCGTAATGACCGAAGCGGTTCATCTCATGCTGAAAAGGTTTGGCAAGGTAGTGGTTGTTCAGGCAGAGGGTAATCACGACCTAGCGTCCAGCGTGTGGATGAGAAAGTTCATCAAGCATCGCTTTGAGGACGAGCCTCGGGTTGAGGTTATAGATAACGAGTTCCCGTATTACGCCTATCAGCATGGCGATATTATGCTGGGATTTCATCATGGACATAAGATGAAGATGGCTCAACTGCAAAAGCTGTTTGCGTCAGAGCCTCGCTTTAGGAAAATGTGGGGCGACTCTAACCACGCTTATATTCACTGCGGCCACCTCCATCATGAAAGACTGCTGGATGACGCAGGGGCCACAGTCGAACAGCATCCAACGCTCGCGGCAAGAGATAATTACAGTAGTTCAAATGGCTACGTTAGTCAGCGCGGCGCAAAGGTTATTACATACGACAAGTCAGAGGGTGAAGTCCACCGCGTTACCGTGAGGCCGAGACATGACAAAGATAATTGAGTTCAAGCGCCCTATGGCGTGGGAGTCTGCTCAGGAAATGGCTGAGTCCTTTGTGGAGCGATTAACTTCTGATGACGGCGGCTTTGCGTCTGATCTGTACAGCGCAGTCATTATGTATCGCATGAAGGACGGCAGTATTTCGTTTGAATGCAGTGATGGCGCCACGGCCCTAGATGTAGGGATGATGGCGTCAGCAGTGCATCTTGCGTGTCTGTACGAGCTGGGCGTGGATGACGATGGGAGCGAGGTTATCCACTAACTTCAGGCAAGTACACAGCCATTATCGATATGGCAATAACAATAAACAACGCCCATACATACTCTGGCACGCTTGACGGCTGTAGTCGCTTCCTGCATTCATCGCACAGCGCGTTAGATATTGGAATACCGGACCTGTTGCATCTGTAACAGTGCCTCACAGCCCACCCATCTCTGCCAGTTTATTCTGAGCCTTCTTCAAGTCCTCAATCGACGCCTCAATGAGATCCAGACTATCCGCGTTCATATTTGATATGTCTGTGATCGCTGAAATCGCCTTTTCTAACTCCCCCAGTCTCTCAAGCACCGCACTAATAGCCTGTTCAGCCATCTCACCCTCCAGTTCTATTTTCAGTCCAGTCACTCTGCACCACCTTCGGACGCATCATCATCAAAAGCAATAGACTCAAAAAGCGCCCCTGTCTGACTCTCAATGAAGGCTTTCACATCCGCGTGCGGTGCTTTGATTTTTCTGCCCAGATTGGAAGAGTAATTGTTAATGTCGCGCCGCATACCATCGTCTACATCAAACACAATCTTGACCTTCATCACGCTCCACCCTCTTCTGATGGCGGGACGTAATACCCCACCTCTGCGGCAATGCGACACAGCGTTTCTATAAGCTCTGAATAGTCACCCCGAGACGCGCCCCCTGATCTCTTTGCTGGCCTGCGGCGCAACCCAAACTTAGTTGCGTGCTCGGTTGACCCGTAGCATTGACACAGCATCTCCTCATGCATTTCGTCCGGAGTCATCCCGCAGAACCGCGCAAACTCAGCGCAATGCTTGCGATAATAATTCTCCTGTGGCCTAGTTCGCTGGGCGCGGAGAGGCTTGATTTCAATGGTGACGCCATAAGGTGCCTGCCTGTTGGTGTCAATCAGGTCTTTAACCGCGTCGGGAAATGCTGATGACAAGTACTGAAAAACATTCATCAGTTGGATCGACTTGGTTCGCGGTATGTTTAAATGCATTACTCTCTCCTTAGTCGTTGGAGTGCCCTTTGATGTCGATAATATCTTGAGAGACACGCCTAATTAGCGTCTGAATTATCAGGAATAAAAACTGCTCGCTGAGATCAATCTTTTTGTCAAACGAGGATTTGTCGGATGCCACGTCAAAGTGGTAATGACACTTGTGGCAAAGATCGGCCACGCATAGGTCGTGAGGCTTGTGACCCGTTCCTTTTCCGAATCGTTGCGACCTCATGCCAGTATAGTGCGCGGCAACCACGGTGCCATCGGAGGCACCGCAGTTTACGCAAGACTGGTCCTTGGCCCCAGCAAGCAATTTCTTTGATCTGATCAAAACGGAATGTCATCCTCGAACATGGGGACTGGCTCAAGCTTCACGGGTGGGGGCGGTGGCGCAGGGGCGGCACTTTCCTCTCCGTCCCAGTACACTTCGCCGGTAACATACTGATAAGGCGCGCCAGTATCCTGTGCCTTTCGGTCCCACGCGGCCAGCTTCAAGACCGGCTCCTCACCCTTCTTTGCCATAGCGATGAGACCTTTAATCTGCTCTCGCGTAACCTTGACCCTGCCAGTCTTGTCGGGGTGGTTCTGAGACTTCTTGTCCTTGTTAGGCCAGAGACCGCCATCGGTCTTGTGGTAATTACTCATTGGTTCCCTCCTTTTGGGTCTTTAGTTTTTGCCGCAGAGCAGTGAAGTGACCCTTCAGTTGCTCGTAGTGCTCGTTGTAGTTTTCATCCAGCAAGTCTATGACCTGCTTGTTCTGCTTCCAGAAGTCGATCAAGTCCTGCTCTGTCCCTGTTGCGAACGTGTCAGCAGTACTCATCATAAAACCCAGCACGTTATCAGCCTCTTCCTTGGAGCCGATATAGTTTTCCGTTGGCTCCTCCTCTTTCTTGATTGGCGTTACCGTCGCGACAGGTTCCTTTTTCTTGACGGGTGCCTTTGCCTCTTTCGGCTCAGGGTTTTTCTCCTGCTTCTGCTCATCCTGAGAGCCGTTATCTGGCGGCAGGTCTTCGCCAGCGTAGATGTAGTGGCCGAGGCCAAACATCCCGATACACTTGGTCAGGCACCGCATGCGGCTATCAGAAACCTTGCGAATATCGGGGTTCTGCATGGCCTCGTTCTTGTAATTCATCACGGGCAACCACATGATCCTTTCTAGCTCGCCAATCTTGACTCGGCACCAGACCTCACAGTAGCCCTGCGCATCGCGTTGCTCATCAAAGAATTCGTAAGTGGCGTCAGGATAATGCTCCATCAGAGTGCCCCAAGCCCACGCCCAAGACAGATAGGTCAGGCCGTTTTTCTTTTCGGCCCGTCCGCTAACGTCAACCTGTGACAGTGTCTCCCATACCGACTGATATGTCGGCTCAGAGGAGGTTGTTTTTTTTGTGCTCATCGCTTACTCCTAGTGTTGTCCAAACTTCCCTTGGTTTCATTTTATAAAACTCAGCGGCTCCCAGATTGCCAACATGCTTATCGTTCAAGTAAAACGCCAGCATGTTGCCGTGAACCATTATTTGTAATTTGTTTTTAGAGTGTTGCATCATCCCAAGAACCTTGAGATAAAAATCGGGGTCTTGCTGAATCATTCGGACCTCCACTGATCGCACCACTCGGCAACGCGGCACCAGTTGTCTTCGCATCTGGTGTACCGACCCTCTCTAACCTCAATAGCCAGCCCCTCCTTTTCGCCCATGTATTCCTCGGCTTGTTGCATTGAGTCAAGCACCCTCAAAGCTCGCTTGTTTCCTTCTTTTTTCACGGCGAAAGTGTCAGGCTTTTTCCATCGCTCATCGTCAGAGCAGAGCGGTAGTGGCTCGCCCGTCAGCCTGAGAAATTCTGCCTCGTCATGCAGGCGGACCCGCTCTCGCACATAGCTATCCCTGTCTTGTTGACTCCAAAGCGGAATATCCACAATGACAATCGGCGCCTGTGGGTAATTCTTTTCGCCAGACCTGTTGCGTTGCCAGTCGCGCAATACTGCTACGATGCTCAATGCAGATACCTTGGTCTCGCCATTATGCTCTACAAGCCAAGCGTAGAAGTTTAACTGCCTGTCCCATTCCTTCTTGCCGTAGATGACCGACCAGACCGACGTACACTTGTAGTCGAGAAGGGTGACTGTGCCGTCTTCCTCGGATCGTTGCAGATCAACAGCGCCACTGATGACCCAGTTGTCCACCTCTGCGAACAGCCGCTCCTCGACGATGTGGCCGTCTGGCTGGTGTTGTTCAAACATGTTGTGGACTGCGGTGCCAAGCACAGACCAGACCATATCGGATGCGTCCTCTTGAATGAGGTTGTCATGCTCAGTCTTGAGAATGCGAACACGCGGAGAGTCAATCAGTTGGGTGACGGATCGGTTGCTGTTCCCACGGCTGTAATCGCTGTGGGTTAGCGCCTGATAAACAGGCTCCGGTAAGTTTGTGTGGTTGGTTATCCTCACTGAATTCTAAATACCCGCATCAAGTCGCCGTCGCGTACCACGCTAAACTTTTTCGGTGGATGTTGCTTTTGGAACCGCACCACTCGTTGGCGTAACGCTTGGACAAGTCGCGCTTCTTCGTGCGAGACGGGGGCGAGAAAAGACTCGTTGACCTCCATGACATGAAATGGTAAGTCTGGTAAGCGGGTGCGTTGCGGTATCGGAATGTCTTTTTCGATTCTGATCATACTGCTCTTCGACATCGGGGTTTTCCTCTTGGAGTTGATAAACGTAACGTCCCATCTTGCTCATGACTGGACCTCTTATTAACCAGTCGCAATGATAATCTGGGGAACAGTCAAATGTCAAACATTGTCAGCATGATCATTCGCGGTGAGCCGTGTAGCAAGGCAAATAGCCGTAGACTTGTCAAGAGCAAGACTGGTCGCCCACTGTTCATCAAATCACAAAAAGCACTCGACTATGTCAAGTCTTTTGAAAAGCAATGCAAGACAATTGACCCTCCGGTTGAGAAAGATGTAGCGGTACGAATCGTAATCTTTTATGCTAGTAGACGGCCTGATCTTGATGAGTCCCTCATACTAGATTGTATGCAGGGTCCAATTTACAAAAACGACAGGCAGGTAAAAGAGAAGCACATCATTTGGGGAGGGGTCGATAAAGAAGACCCGAGGGCAGAGATAAGTGTCCGGTATTTATAAGACGGTCTACAGCAAGGTTATATTTCAGGCCATCCGTGACTTGGTTGGCTCTGCGCCGCACGAAAAAGAGGACGCCGTCAAGTACCTTCAGTCCCCTGCGTTTTTGGCGCATTGTGGTATAGCCGGTTTTCCGGATGGACTGCAAGACGCCTTGGATGAAATGTTGTTACTCAGTAAAACGGAGCAGAAAGTCGTGGGCAAAATGATCATGGAAGAGCTGACGGCATGCTCCTAAAAAAAGCCCCCGATGGGCGGGGGCATAGACTCTTAGGAGGTTCAACACTAGGACTGTACTAGACTAGAACATTACTAATTTTATATATAGTAAGGTTCTAAACTGGTTCTTTCCTAGACTAGGACAGTACTAGGGTCTATCAATATCATAAAAAATAGGGATAGGCAACTATTATGGATGCGCTAGAAGAGTACGTTCTGGGCCATAACAGGGACTCCCGTGTCAAATGTCCCGATTGCGGCGACCAACGAAAGAAAAAAAACCAAAAAACACTCTCAATTACAATTAAGCCTGACGGCACCCTATACCACTGTCATCACTGTGGATTGTCTGGTGCTGTGCGGCGCAAAAAATTCTACGAGGCTTATATGGAGAAGGTAGTCAAGATACCGACACAATTAAATTACAACGTCCAACTCATTCACGACTTTTTCGGCGAGCGCAATATTCCACTCGATAGTCTGGAGGGGTTACCAGCAATGACTACGGGTGAGAAGTGGTTTGCTGGCGAACAAAAACAAGCGGTGGGATTTATCTATGGACCGCGTGAAAACCCCACTGCGATCAAGTGGAGGTCCGTCGAGGGCAAGGGGTTCACTTGCGATGGCGCACCAAAAACATTCTATGGGATAGAGCATATCGATATAGGCGAGGAAGACCTAACCATTGTCGAGGGGGAGTGTGATGTGATTGCGCTCGCGTCAGTTGGAATCAAGGCAGTCTCATGCCCAAATGGCGCCCCCGCCAAGGTCAGCCAGAACCGCGTATCGCCAGAAGAAGATAACAAGTTCAGTTATATCTGGGAGGAGCGTGACCGTCTGGAGCAAGTCAAGCGGGTTATTTTAGCGACCGACAACGATCAAGCAGGCGAGGCGTTGGCAGAGGAGATTGCCCGTCGCGTGGGCAGGGCCAAGTGCTGGAGGGTAAAGTTCCCTGACGGCACAAAGGATGCAAACGATGCTGTTGACAAGTTAGGCGCAGAAGAGACGCGACGGATTTTTGACGCTCCCGAGCCAGTTCCACTGTCTGGTGTGTACGGCGCATCTGAATACATCAATGATATCAGGGATATATACGCTAACGGGCACGGCAGGGGGGCGAGCACCGGATACCATGCTATTGATGAGTTGTTCACGGTTGCCGAGGGGCAGTTGTCGATTGTGACCGGCATGCCCAGTTCCGGTAAGTCTGAGTTTATTGACCAGATTATGATCAATCTGGCACAGCGGGAGTCGTGGAAGTTTGCGGTCTGCTCGTTTGAGAACCCGCCACACATGCATATTGCGAAGCTTGCAGAGAAGGTGTCAGGGAAAGGGTTCTATGATGGACTGGGTCCGAGGATGACCGAGCAGGAGCTAGAGGAGTCCGTTGAGTTTATTAACGATCACTTTGTCTTTCTGGAGTCGAAAGACGGGGGGATGAGCACGATTGATAGCGTCATTGAGCGGACTAAGCAGGCTGTGATGCGTCTGGGTGTTCGTGGTCTTGTCATTGACCCCTATAACTACATTGAGCAGGTGGGGTCCGAGGAGCATAACAGTATTAGCCAGATGCTGAGTCGGATCACGGCTTTTGCCAAGGCCCACGGTATCCACGTCTGGTTTGTCGCCCACCCCCAGAAGATGTACCCCCGAGAGGATGGCACTTATGCGGTGCCCAAGGGGATGAACATCTCGGGTTCGGCGGCGTGGTTCGCTAAAGCGGATCTGGGAATCACCGTCCACCGCGCAGAGGACTGCGTCGAAATCCATTGTTGGAAGTCCAGATTCAAGTGGACCGGCCAGCAGGGCACAGCGTGCCTTACATATGACTTGGCAAGCGGAAGATACAGGGAGTACGTTCCGCCAGCAGAGGTCAGCACAATCAAAGGAGTTAGCAGGAATTGGGAGGACTTTGATGAGTTCTGATAACATGTTACACGCAAAGGGCCACGCCGGACGCATTGCGGGCCAGCTCACTACGTCTGACAAGTCACACAAAAAGGGCCGTCCCCGGACCCCGGACAAGCTCACTACGTCTGACAAGTCACACACAGACCTTGGGACGAAGGAAATATACCAGCGCCACTCGGTAATGGTCGAGGGCGGTAACATGCCTCGGGCCAAGGTAATGGATCAGTGTCTTGTTGATCGATACCTAATGGACGGCTTGCTCTCGCTATCTCAGCATCAAGCCGCCGAGTACGTTATGTCTCAGGCGGCTCAGGCAGGTATGTTCACCAAGGCTTTGAATTTTGAGCCGTCCTCTGGCGATAGAGCCAAGGATTCGATGGCGAACGAAACCCTGATGAGGTACGGGCGCACGCTTGACCTCGTCGGGCAGAGGTATGGGGAGTATCACAGATATTTAATAGAAGAGGTGGTGCTTCACAACTGGGATGTGTCGGATGACTCCAAGAAGATGAGCGCCCTAAAACAGGGGCTGGATTGGCTGTCGGAGCGGCGGTTAGCTGGAGGCAGGAATCCATTGAGGAGGTTAAGAGGTGAGTAGTTTTGACGATCAGGTCGGCGGGGATCACTACAAGCGACTCAGGATCCAGCCGCTAGAGTATGCCTTGCAGAATGAGCTGGGGGTCTGCGAACACGCCGTGATTAAGTACGTTACGCGGTGGCGAGACAAGGACGGTACTGCTGACTTGTTAAAGGCAAGGCATTACATTGATTTACTGCTGGAGTTTGAAGATGAAAAGTCTGGGGACGGGCAAACGCTTTAACCGCATGACGATTTGCGAAAACGGCGAGGGCCAACATGTAGGCACTCTTGCTGAAATGGAGTTTGCGCGATTTTTGATTGCCAGCAGTGTACAGCATGCATGGTCTGCTTGTGATAAGGGTCCGTATGATTTCTCGGTAATGGATATATCTGGCCGCATGGTTGGCATTGACGTGAAGGCAAAAAAGAGAAATGTGCCGCCATACCATTTTCAGGATGCGCATGTTACCTGCGATCAAGAGCTATACGAGTGTCATGTTTATGTTTTTTACAGTGTTACAGATGACAGGCCAACAGCAATGGGGTGGATTGGTAAGGTCGATTTTTGGCGAGATTGCCAGAGGGTGCGGAAGGGAGATAAAGATGGCCCTTTTAAAGAGCACGCTGACGCGGGGAAGATGAAGTACAGAGAACTTAGGCCAATGACCGATCTTCTTGGGTACTTAAAGTCCTGCTGGGACTGAAGGGGGGTGAGGATGGGAAGTGAGCTGACGGGACCGCTCTTGATGGGTGCGGCGTGGGTAATGATGGGGTTGATCGTGGGGTTTTTGCTGGCGGCGACTGCTGTCGGTGCGCTTTCGTTTTGGATGTTTGGGTAGGCGGTGGATAGCGTCTTGTTATATCAATCCAGTTAGCCCCTAACAAGACACTTTGCCGACGCCACCGCTCGCCGTTAGGAGTGTGGAGCTAACCTAAAATTTTGTTTTTCTTTCTGCGTAAAGATGCTGGACACCTAACAATCTCAATTGATGGAGATTCTGCCACCTTTAGCAACATAACCGACATGTCTTGCATTATCGCTACGTCCTCGCCGAATCTTTCGGCCATCTGCATTGCCGCCTGTACCGCTACCTGATAATCGCTGAGGTCTTCCATTCATAATCCCCTTACGCCTAAGAAATCTGGAGTAGGCGCCAGCCTCAAGGTCGGCGCACTTTCCCACTCCGCAAAAATCAATTGACTCGTAGATTGCTGGGCAAGCGGGGGAGTGAACCCCGCCGTCCATGTCGCAATAACTACAGCTCATGCGTACACCGCAAAGATGACAATCATCATCGTTGTAAATGAGATGATCGCACTGGCACCCGATATTAAAGTCAAAGTCGGGATCTGCTGAATCATGCGTTCTGCGTCAAGCACTCGGTCTAGCATGAGGTCTGGCACCTCTGGAGCCTTTGGCTTCTCTGGCGCGGCCTTTGGCTCAACGCTCACCTTGCGAGCCATCACATTGTTCTTGGTAAAACTTTCCCTCAAGTGAAAAGCCCTCTGGGTACATGCGGCTTCAGACCGATTTACCAGCTTGCTGATCTGCCTGTAAGATTTTCTGTTTTTGATGCCGTGAGCCAAGATGTTGTCTTCCTGTTCAGTCCAAAATCGACGCCTTGTTTTGGTTTGCTCTGGGTACTTGTATTCCATAATACTACTCCTTATTACAGTTGATGTTCTGGTCGTAAGCAGGCCAAACCTTACTTGCAACCATTTCACAGTAGTGGCGCTCGGCGGCGACTGCTTCTTCGTAGTCTCCGCTTCCCGTCACGATTAAAATGATCAGGAGCGTGAGCGCCCCCAACCAAACTGACAGAAGGTTATCCATTGATGCCTCCCATTTTCCATTCGGCAATTCTTACTCTGTCACCGTATCGATTACTCACGGTCACCATCTTGGTTTTGATGTAGTGGCCCTGAGAGCGCAATTCAGAGATCCGCGCAGGCGCCTCTAAAACCCCCAGTTGAGACCATGCATTGAGTCTTGTCAGGGTGTTGCCTGCCTTGAGGTAGTCGAGAATTCTGTCTTGCTGATTCATAACTCCCCCTCGTTTACATAACAGCCACCCAAGACGATCCCATCCTTGACGATGTCAGCCTCTCCCTCGGAAATTACAACCTTCGCATCAAAACCCAGAAGCCTTGCGGCTTGCCTCATCTCGCTCTCGGTTTCCACTCGCAGATCTGAGGTCTTGCCTGCTTGCCAGATTGTAAAGGTCTGGGGGGACTCATCCTCGGCCTCGGGGCAGTGCGGGTGATGCGCATTGACTCTTAAACACTCGTTACATAATTTCATGTCTTCACTCCTACAGTTAGACTCTGTTTAGTTTACCGATAGAAAAGGAAAGCACAACCCTTTTTATTTTTCTATCAAATAAACGGGGACAACTATCATAAAAATCCCCCAGTCAGTACTGTCTGAAACATGGGGGTTTGCGGTGGGGTTTTCTTGCCTATACATAACTTGTTAAAAATAAGGGGGCGCGTGGCCCCCGTGGGTTATGCCGCCTGAGCGACGATGGTGTCAGCGCCCGACGCGGTGATGTTGCGCTGAATGTAGGGCACCGGCTCGCTGTCGAGCACGACGACCAGATTGTCACGCTCGGCCAGAGAGGCCCAGTCGGAGTCATACATCTCCCCGTCTGTGAACACGATGACCAGATCAGACTCCAGACCGTTCTCCTCAAGGTACTCGACACCAGCGGTCATGTAAGTGCCGCCACCGCATGGCACCTCAAGGTCGAGAAGCTCTGCACCGGAGTAGACCTCGTCAGCACTGTGAAAGCTGTGGTTAGTCCAGACAACAACAACACCGTCACGCGGCTGGAGCGTGTCGATCAGAGACGCAGACTCAGTCATGAATCGGTTGAGCATGTCGCGGCTGACTGATGCTGAGATATCAATGACAAGCGATACGCGACCAATCTGGCCAATCGACGTGGGGCTGATCACACCCAGCGTAGCGAATCGTCGGCGGTGGATGCGAGACCATGTGACCTGACCGCCAGCGCCTGCGCGGTTGAACCGATCAGCAAGCTCTGCACGCCAATCGGTATCGGATGCATTACTGGGGCGGTGTCGGTGTGAACCCTCGCGTACAGACTCGGGAAGGCGTGCAGGGTCGCGCCCGTCAGCAGACATCTGGTCGATGCCGTCATCGACTGATGAGCGGACATCGTGCTCGTCTTCCTGCGCGGCGTCTGCCTGCTCTTCCTCGGTGCCCTCATACTCAGGCGTCAGGTGGTGATCGTGGCCCTCTGCGTCAGGTAGATCGGATGGCTTTCCGGCGTCGTCGCTTGCGTCTGACTCGTCACCAGTACCGGACTCGTCGTCGGAGGCGGGAGCTGGGTCGCCATTGGCGTCACCGTCAGAATCAGAATCGGGAGCGGGGTCGCCATTGATGTCGTCGTCATCATCATCGGCGTCGTCATCCTGCTTTTGATACAGGTCGGCATATACCGAATCGACAATATCATCGCGCCCGTATTCCTCGGAGTAGCACCCTTGCGGGATAGGCTCAAACCCCATCGCTTTGCAATCGGAGTTGATGACATAGTCGGCGGCGCGATTGTAAGTGCCGTGATCGAATGGCACGCTGGGTCGGAAGAATCCGCGCTCCTGATACACCTTGCCGCGCTGGGGGTGCCGCAGGATTATGTGTGACACCTCATGAGCAAGGAGGAATGCTCGCTGTGAGTCTGAC